AGCGTACACTGCTGGTAAAGTATGGATTCGCATCACTGGCATGGCCGTAGACCATGACAACGGCTAATGTTTAATCTGGTGGGGTTAACGCCCCACCGCTACATATAGGAGATTAATATGGCTGATGCGGTAGCGACACAGACGCTTATAGATGGTGACAAAAAAGTAGTTCAAAAATTTACTAATATTTCCGATGGTTCTGGTGAAGCTGCGGTTGTTAAGGTTGATGTTAGTGGTTTGGCCACAAACTCTCGCGGTAAAGTTTGTACAGGTGTTGTCATAGAAAAAATATGGTGGCAGTGCATTGGCATGAAGGTTCAAATACTTTTTGACGCTTCAACTAATGTTTTCTGTATTGAGTTAGGTGAAAACCAAAGTGGTAATCAAGATTACACTAATTTTGGTGGTCTTTCAAACAATTCTGGAAGCGGCAAAACTGGTGATGTCCTTTTCACGACTGTAGGCCACACTAGCGCAGATACTTACACCATAATTATGGCTATGCGGAAAGAGTATGGCTGATTCTAAAAAAGGCGAGATGCCAAAGCGCAACAAAAAGAACTTCCGTCCCACAAAGTCTGGGGCGGGAATGACAAAAGCTGGCGTAAAGGCATATCGTAGTAAAAACCCCGGTTCTAAGCTTAAAACAGCGGTGACAGGGAAGGTTAAGCCCGGAAGTAAGGACGCGAAGAGGCGTAAGTCTTACTGCGCACGATCTGCTGGGCAGATGAAGAAGTTTCCAAAGGCTGCAAAAGATCCTAACAGTCGTTTGCGCCAAGCTCGTAAAAGATGGAAGTGTTAAATGGCAATAGGTCGTAGTCAAATCAGTAATCAAATTACCAAACCGCCCCAAAAGAGGGACGATATGCCTAGAGGTTTGAGTTACTTTAGAAAAGGTGGGGCCGCTTCAACAAAATCTAAAGGCAGTAAAATATGTCCTGCTGGAAAAGCGTGGGCTAAACGAACATTTGATACATATCCAAGTGCTTATGCGAATATGGCTGCTTCTAAATACTGCAAAGACCCTAATTACGCTAAAGGCGCAAAGGGTAAGAAAAAGAAGAAAAGCTAATGGGTGCGCTTAAAGATTGGGTAGATCAAGATTGGGTTCGTATCGGCACTGACGGTTCCATAAAAGGCCCTTGTGGTACGTCAAAAGATAAGAAAAACCCAGATCGTTGCTTGCCTCGCAAAAAAGCTCAAAGCCTTTCTAAAGAAGAACGTGCAAAAACTGCTCGTAAAAAGAAACGTGCAGGAGCAAAGGGAAAAACTGTGGTATCTAATACTAAAAACGCTAAAGTTCGTAACATGGAAAATGGTGGTGCTGTAGAAACTAATTCTAAACGTAAGTTTAATGGCAAAAACGTACCCGGCACTGCTGTTGCAAGGGGTTGCGGTAAAATAATGTCCAACCGAAGAAAGCGCACAACAGGCGCTGTAAGCCAATCATAAGGAGTTTATCATGGCTATGAAGAAAAAAGGCTACCGAAACGGTGGTAAAGTTAAGAAAATGTCCAAAGGTGGATCAGCAGGCGGTAAAACAGTTCGCCGTATGTCCAAAGGTGGAGCTACTGGTGGCAAAAAAGTCATGCGTATGACAAAAGGTGGAGCCGCTGGTGGTAAAAAAACACTTGCTTCAGCAAGAGCATCTCTTCCTGCTGGCTATAAGATAGTTAAAAAATAAAATATGGCTTATTTGCACAGCAATATACCTTATTTTAAGGCATGGGTTCGTCGTGAATACACTCATAATCATGAGGATTATCACGGCGAATTCTTGCACGCTATGGTCATTGGTGTAACAACAATACCAAACAGATGTTTAAGTTTTCAGGTTATATTTACTGGAAATGAGGCCGAAGGCGAAGATGAAGACACAGTGCATGGTGGTGCAATGTGGGCGCGTATGCCTATAACTGCGCTTGTTGGTGATATTCCTTTAGAAGAATGGCCTGAGCCAATGGAAACATATGATGCACAGCCTTGGGATTGTGCTTCTCATACTAATTCTGTCTATGTTATGGATAGAACCACTCCTTGCCCGTGGATGGCGAAAATTAACGGTGAAATGCACCCTGCAAAGTATCTATTTACCGTTGATTACACAGATAGCGAGGTCGCTGACGATCCAGCACAGCATAAACAAAACCATGTACTTCAGCTATTAGATGCTGGTGAGTGGACGGGTAATATTGTTGCGTTACCTAACAACCGTGTGCGCGTAACGCACCCTGCGTGGTTCCAGACGGGAGAAGGAGCTCCTGACTTTAAACCATCTCAGCATATACATTATTCTAAATCTGATTTAGACTACACATTAGATGTTAACAAGGTTTTTGATAACCTTTATAACGAGGGATGACATGACCGTATCAGGCTCCAAGGACTTTGAATTAGATGTAGCAGACTACATTGAAGAGGCTTTTGAGCGTTGCGGCTTAGAAGTGCGAACAGGGTACGATTTAAAGACCGCAAAGCGCTCTTTGAACCTTTTATTTGCTGATTGGGCCAATCGTGGCCTTAATCAATGGACTATTGCGCAAAAAAACTTCACTGTAACCTCTGGAGATGGTGATGAGCCTCTAGGGGCTGACGTAATCGACATATTATCCCTTGTTGTACGTCGAAGTGGCACTGATTTCTCTTTAAGTCGCATTAGTCGTGACGAATACCTCAGTATTCCAACAAAAACCACTACAGGACGCCCTACGCAGTTTTTTGTTGATAGGCAGATAAATCCAGTGCTTAAATTGTGGCCTTTGCCCGATAATAGTACCGATGTGGTCCTTTTTGACGCCTTAATACGCATAGATGATGCCGATATTTACACCAATACTACGCAAGTTCCCTTCCGTTTTTACCCTGCTTTAGCGGCTGGTTTGGCCTATTATATCGCCTTAAAACGCGCTCCAGACCGTGTTCAAATGCTTAAAACAGTGTATGAAGAGGAGTTAAATCGTGCAATGGACGAAGATAGAGATCGTGCGTCCTTCCGCGTTGCTCCAGATTTAAGGAATTACCGATATGTCTAAATATGCCACAGGCAAATTTGCATACGGCATATCTGATCGTTCAGGGTTCCGTTATCGCCTAAGAGACATGAGAAAAGAGTGGAACGGCCTTTTAGTCGGTAAAGACGAGTGGGAGAGGAAAGAACCGCAACTTGAGCCTTTAAGAGCAGTCCCTGATGCACAATCCCTTAGAAATCCACGCCCAGAACAGAATTTGTCTGAGCAAAGGAATATCCAATATGGGTTTAATCCTGTAGGTCTTAAATTTGACTTTGGTTTAACGCCTAATAACTTAGTCGCAACTGGATCAGTTGGTAGCGTTACGGTGACAGAATCATGAGCTTTACATATGCAGAATTAAAAACAGCTATTCAGAATTATACTGAAAACACAGAGACAACCTTTGTGAATAGTCTTGATATTTTCATTAAAAACGCAGAAGAGCGAATACTAAAGATTTCTCAACTTGATGTTTTTAGAAAAAACCAAACTGGTGTTCTCACTCCGTACTCAGCAGACGCCGTAAACTCCAAGTTTCTTACGCTTCCTAGCGATTTTTTAGCTCCATTCAGTCTTTCTTACACTAACAGCAGTGTAAAAGAGTTTGTTTTGTTTAAAGATGTAAACTTTGTTCAGTCTTTTAACCCTAACGAGGCCACAGTTGGAGCACCACGCTACTACGCCCAATATGACATAACGCACTTTATATTAGCACCAACTCCAAACGTGGCTTATCCAGTAGAGCTTCATTACTTCTATCGCCCAGCTAGTCTGACTGGTGCAGGAGACTCTGGAACGACTTGGTTAAGCATAAACGCCTCTGTTGCCCTCTTGTACGGCTCTCTGATTGAGGCTTACACGTTTATGAAGGGTGAGAACGATTTAATTCAGAACTATACTCAGAGATTCACTGAGGCTATGTCTCGTGTTAAGAACTTTGGCGAATCACAAGAAGTTACTGACGCTTACCGCACTGGTTTAATCATGAGGGAGAAAACATGATACCTAGTATGAATATTGGCCTGCCAGACGATTACAAAGTAGAGGTTCATACCTCTAACGGACGAGGCTTTACCCCTGAAGAAATTGCACAACGATGCGCAGATAAGATTGTTTCGGTTTCTGAGACTGCTCATCCTGCAATTCAACAGCAAGCCCACGCTTTTAAGCAAGACATAGTTAAGCTGGTAGAATTTTATTTAGCTGATGCTGTGCAAAACGACAGAACTACTGTATATAACGCATTAACCGACGCAGGACATCCAGAGCTTGCGTCACTTATAAGGAGATTGTGACATGGCCTTTAATGGTAACTTCATGTGTACGAGCTTTAAGAAAGAGCTTCTTGAGGCCAAGCACAACTTTTTAGCGAGCGGGGGCAACACGTTTAGGTTGGCACTGTACACTAACAGCGCAACATTCACTGCGGCAACTACTGCGTACACTAGCACTAATGAGATCAGCAACACTGCGGGTAGCGCGTATGTTGCGAAGGGTGTGGCCTTAACGAACGTGAACCCTTCAGCTTCTGGAACTACCGCATTAACAGATTTTGCTGATGCCTCCTATAGTTCTGCAACATTTACGGCTCGTGGCGCTCTAATATTTAACGACACCGCATCTGGTGATCCTTCTGTAATTGTTCTGGACTTTGGTGCGGATAAAACAGCCAGTAACGGAACATTTACTGTTGTATTTCCCACAGCCGATGCAAGTAACGCGATTATTAGGATAGCCTAATGACTGATATGGTTGTTGCCTATTTAGGGTGGAACTCTTCTAGCCAAGGTTGGAATGGTAGCACTTGGGGCAACAACGTAGCTCTGCCCGGATCGACTGCTTCTGTAGGGGCAGTTACCGTTGTAGGAACCGCCGTACAACCTGTGACGGGTTTAACTTCTACTGCATCAGTTGGCGCAGTTACCGTTACAGGAACAGCTAGTATATCAGTAACGGGAATAGCAGCCACAGGCTCACCCGGTGCTACTACAGTAGTAGGAACAGCAAATTTAACGCTTACAGGTGTCGCTGGAACAGGCCAAGTTGGAGATGTTGGCGCACTTGTCGTCGGTAACGCCAATGTGGATGTCACAGGTCTTTTTGCTACCGCAAGCGTAACACCGATTCAGGTTCTTGTATGGAGCGATGTTGTTCCCAACCAGAATCCGAGTTATAACCCAATAATACCTCCCTCCGCTTCTTCTTGGAGTCAGGTAACATCATAGGAATTTAAAATGGCTAGTACATATGTAAATGATCTCCGCCTTGAAGAAATCGGCACTGGTGAACAGTCTGGTACTTGGGGCGATACAACCAACACTAATCTAGAATTAATTGCGGAAGCGTTTGCTTTTGGAACAGAGGCGATTACAACTAACGCCGACACACACGCAACTACTATTGCAGACGGGGCGACAGATCCCGGTCGTGCGTTGTTCTTGAAGTACACCGGAACTTTGGATTCGGCTTGTACTATCACGTTAGGGCCAAACACGGTCAGTAAGATGTGGTTTATTCAAAACGCCACTTCTGGTTCACAGAACATCATAATATCTCAAGGGTCTGGGGCAAATGTTACTATTACCGCAGGACAAACAAAGTCAGTTTACTCTGACGGGGCGGGGTCTGGCGCTGCTATTGTTGACGCCTTTGCTACGCTTAACGTGGTGGACTTATTGGTTGATGGCGAACTGAGCACGGCTTCGGCAGGTACATCCAACTTCAGAGCAGGCGTTAACGCAGGTAACTCAATAGCCTCTGGCGGTAACTACAACGTGGTCTTGGGCGATGAGGCTGGTACTGCTTTGACTACTGGGGATGGTAATATAGCCATTGGATTTGAAGCACTTAAGACTGAAGATGCTCATGGTCACAATACAGCTATTGGTTATCAAGCATTAAAAACATTAGATGCTGGCGCTAATTCACGAAACGTAGCAGTGGGCTATCAAGCGGGTCTTGATATGACAACAGGTATTCGCAACGTCTTAACGGGAAGTTTTGCAGGAGCTAACTTAATAGCTGGAAGTAATAATGTAGCCTTTGGGGAGCAAGCCTTAACTACAGATAGAAACGGTCATCATTCAACTGCTTTGGGTCATGCGGCATTGGCTAGTCAAGACTTTGCGACTGCTACAAACAGTCAAAACACAGCAGTTGGGTATAATGCAGGATTATCAGTCACCACAGGCACAAGCAACACACTCATTGGTGGTATAGCTGGTGATGCTTTAACTGACTCTGACTTTAATGTAGCAATAGGTACTGTTGCTTTAAGTGCAGATACTTTAGGTAGTAGGTCGGTTGCTGTTGGCTATGGCTCATTACAAACGCAAAACTTTACGACTGCTACTGATACTTACAATGTGGCAGTTGGATTTAACGCAGGTGCAGCAGTCACCACGGGAACATTTAACGCTATTTTTGGTGGAAACGCAGGAGCTGCTTTAACGGTTGGGTCTTCAATTGTTGCGGTTGGGGTAGCTGCATTAACAACAGATACTAAAGGTAATAAATCTGTAGCGGTTGGTAACGGTGCATTAAACTTACAAAACTTTACGACAGCGACAGATACTTTTAATACAGCAGTAGGGCATCAAGCAGGAGCAGCAGTAACCACAGGCGTACAGAACACCATCATTGGTGGTCTAGCTGGTGACGCTTTGACCACAGGCGGTTTAACTTGTGTTGGATACCTTTCAGGTAGTGCGCTTACCACTTCTGTAGGTAATGTTTTAATGGGAGAGCTTTCAGGCACAGCCCTTACAACAGGTGCTAATAACGTTGCATTTGGCTCACAAGCGTTAAGTACAGACACAATAGGGTCTCAGTCTGTAGCAATAGGACATGATGCACTTAGGACACAAAACTTTACAACGGCTACAAATAGTCTTAATACAGCAGTTGGTTATAATGCGGGTACAGCAGTAACCACGGGCGTTAGCAACACCTTTATTGGTGCTGAAGCAGGTGACGCATTAACAGACGCTGATAACAATGTTGCAGTAGGTAGAAGAGCTTTAACTTCAGATACTTTAGGTAGTAGAAGCACCGCCATAGGAAACAATGCTTTACATAATCAAAACTTTACTACAGCTACAAACAGTTACAACACAGCAGTTGGCTATGAAGCAGGTGTATTAGTCACAACGGGCGTACAGAACACCCTCATAGGTGCGCTTGCTGGAGATGCACTCACTACGGCTGTTAATAATATAGCGATAGGATACAAAGCGTTAACTGCGGATACTTTAGGACGAAAAAATGTAGCGATAGGTGTAGGCGCATTAGAAGATCAAAACTTCACGACAGCTACAGATGCTTACAATGTAGCAATAGGTGACAACGCAGGTGCAAACGTCACCACGGGAACAACCAACACCCTCATAGGTGGACTAGCAGGTGATGCTTTAACAGCTGCATTTGAGAATGTTGCAATAGGATACCAAGCTCAAACAGCAGACACTTTAGGTAGACGAGCAGTTGCAATAGGTAATGGAGCATTAAGTACTCAAAATTATACTACAGCTACAAATAGTTATAACGTAGCAGTGGGCTATGACGCAGGCAAAGCAGTCACCAACGGCATTCAAAACACATTTGTTGGTGCTCTAGCTGCTGATGGACATCAGGATGGTCAGGATAATGTTGCATTAGGTTACAATGTTGGAATGAGCGCTACAGGTGTTAATGCAGAAATTATAATTGGATCTAATGTCAACGGTGGGGGAGCAAATTCTGTTAGAATAGGTACTTCTGCG